CTCGCGGTAATCCTTCTCCGTGTCCGCCAGCAGGGGTCGCCACATCTCCTTGATGCGCTCGGTGCAGTTCTCGTCGTTCAGCGCGGCGCGTGCCGCACGTCGGATAACGAGCATGATGGTCGCCATCTTGGCCTCGATAGGGGCGGTGGTGGCGCCTGAGACGTATGTGACCTTGAAGAACTGCTCCGTGTTGAGGCCGACTCGGTGATGGAACCGGATGATGCCGGCCTCCTCGTCCTCCAGCCACCAATCGTGAACGCCGTCGCGGTTGCGGCCCTCGACGAGGTCGACGAGGTTCCCGTTGGAATGGACCTCTTGGACCGAGGTAATCGACACGATAGGCCGGTGCTTGAGGACGAGGTGACGCATCTTGAACGTGGAGTCGTGGAACTCCTCGTGCGTGGTGGTGCCGGCCAATTGGCGCCCAGCGTAGGAGTCAACGAGCCGCGAGGCGTCGGTGATGAAGGACGCGATTTGGTCGTCGGTTGGACCGATGCCGTCCGAGAAGTCGATGCCCGCGTAGGCTTCGACCTCGGCGAGAGTCGCGTAGTCCAGCGCCGCCATGCCTTCGCCTCCGGTTCATCATCCGCCCTTGACGGGCGTCAGTCCCGAGGGGAGTCGGCCCGTCTGAGTCAGCCTCAGATGGTGTCGATACCCGTGAGGAGGCAGGTTGCCTCGGGGTAGCGCACCGCGAAGGCCACGTCTTGACGAGGGATGAGGACGAAGCGGTCCTTGGTCGGCTCGTCGTGGAAGCCGATGCTGAAGCGGCGCTCGGCGACCGTCGGGTTGCCGATGATGGGCGAGCGGATGTGGGTCAGAACCGCGAGGGTCTGCACGTCCGTTCCCTGCGTCGCGTCGCCAACACCCGTGTAGGTGAGGTCCGTCGGGATGGCGCCGGTGCCGAACACGCGGATGCCGTAAATCCGACCGAGTTCACCGCTGAGGATGGTCGCGGCGGGGCCGTATTTGTCGACGGTTTGGAGTTCGGTGAGGCCGAGCAATTGAACCTCAAGGTTGCGGGGGACGATGAGGGCGAGGTCCTCACGGTTGTCCGCATACACACCGAGGTTGCTGATGGCTTCGCGGAGGTGGCTGAGGGCGAAGGTGCCCGAGACCGAGACCGCGTCGGCGGTGGCCACCTTTCGGAGGCCGTCGAAGTTCAGGAGGTAGTCGTTGACGGTCGCGCTCACACCAGCGACGTTGTTCGTCGCGTCGTAGGCGCCGTTGATGTTGCTGGCGTAGGTGGTCTCCGTGTCGGAGTTCAGGAAGAGGGACTGCTCGTTGAAGGCGAGGCGGGAGGCGATGTCGTCGCGGAGGACGCTCATCAGGCCCTCGACGCCGTAGGCCACGAGGTAGTTCCCGATGGGGATGTTCGCCATCATCGTCTTGAGTTCAAGTTCGACCTCGGAGGTGGCGTGACGGCTCTCGGTGGCCGCGGTGCCGGACTCAGCGTCGCTGAGGGTGAACTGATGGAAGGTGACGGAGCCGGACAACTTCGGGACCTTCATGATGCGGCGGTTCATGGGCATCGCAGGGAAGAGGGAACGCATGAAGTTCCGCTCATAGACGATGCCGATGATTTCTTCCGCCGTCTCGGTCGGAAGCATCGTGGCGCCGGTTGCGCTGGCTGCGCCGGCGAGGGCCGCCTTGACGCGTTCGGTGAGTTCGGTGAAGTCGATTGATTCGCTCATGTTAGTCCGCTCCTTGGGTGCTGTTCTGTCCGTTCCTACACATGGGTATTAAGGATGGTGGTCCTCAATCCAACCTCCGGTCGCCGAGGCGACCCTCCAACCACGAGCCAAGAGCCGCGACGCCGCCGCTAACGGCGGGTTGCGGGTCGTGCTTCGTGACGCCCGTCTTTTCGACGGGTGCGGCCTTCACGGCAGGGGACAGGGACTTGGGCTTGGCCGTCTCCACGGGGAGACCGACCTCGGCCATGACTTCGGACAGGCGCTTGGAGACCGCGGCCTCCACTTCAGCCGCCTTCTCGGCTTCCGCCTTCTCGGCCATGAGGCCCTCGATGGTGGCGTCGCGCTCGGCGACCAGCGCCTTGAGGGACTCGGTCTCGTCGAGGCGGGACACGAGGCCAGCGAGGGTCGCTTCGACCTCGGTCAGGGAGCGGACGACTTCGGACATGACGTCCACGGTCAGGTCGGCCTCCTCTTCGACGGCCTTCTCTTCGACTTCCTCAGAAACCTCCTCAGCGGCCTCCTCAGCCTCTTCAAGGACTTCAGGCTCCTCGGAGACCTCCTCAGCCTCCTCGACGCTCTCAGGGGCCTCCTCGGCCTCTTCCTCGGCCTCCTCTTCAAGGAGGGTCTCGTCGCCGCCCTCGTGCTTCTCCACGGGGGCCATGTCGACTTCAATGAGTTCGTCTTCGGTCTTCGTCTCCACGACCTCGTCGACGAGGTCAGATTCGGTGCCGGTCATGCCCAGCGGGTCGGCTACATGGTTCTTAACGGACTCGATAGGAGCGAGACCCTCCATGCGCTCGACGAGTTCAGCCATTTTGGCCTCCAGCAGGGCGATTGCATCGCTGAGTTCGACGACCTCGTCGATGTCGAGGCCACGCTCGACCTCGTCGGTCGGTCCAGCCGGCTCACCCTGCATCTCGTCCTTGGCGAACTCCAGCCGGAACGTCTCGCCCGTGTCCTCGACGGCGATAAGGTGCTTGGAGCCAGCGTAGGAGACGACGGACTTCTGCACGTCGAACAGGGCGTTCCGAGACGCGGGGATGTCGACCACGCTGGTCTCAATCCATTCGACGTCGGTGAACTTGAGGTAGGCTTCGTCCCCGTTGCCCTCCTTGACCGCGGCCTTGGCGATGAACCCGATGGAGAACGCACGGAGCATCCCCTTCCGCACCTTCCGTGCGATGGCCTCCTCGCCGCCGTCGATAATGGCGCGGCCGAACACCGCGTCAATCTCGGTGCCGTCCTCCTTGGTGAAGGTGCCCATCTCGACGGACTCCATCATGCCGATAACGCCGTAGTCCTTCCGGTGATTATACAGGATAACGGGGTTCTGCTGGTAGGTGGACCACGAGCGGAGAATCGCCTCGGGGTCAACGAGTTCGCGGTGGCGGTCCAGCATCGAGTCGTCGCCGACATAGACGGGGCCATAGACGACCACGTCGTTCTCGTCGCGCTCGTGTGCATCCTTCTGCACGTTGAAGGGCATGGTCAGTCGGTATTCGATAACCGCCTCGTGGGCGTCGCCCGGAAGGGCGTTGAAGACCTGCTCGTCGTCCACACGGACGGCCGAATCGAGGAGCGTCATGCGTCGGTCTCGTCAGACGTGGTTCTTAACGGTGGCTTGGACCACACGTTGTTCCTCGCGTTGACCTCGCGCTTGACGAATCCCATGTCCCTGAGCAGGCAGATGAACCGCTCGGTGGTCATGCCTCGGACGTAATACCCGCGCTTATACCGCGCCTCGTCGCGTTGCCTCCCCTCGGCCTTGACCTGCTCCAGCAGGTCGTTGGCGGAGCGCTCCACCCCTTCGGGGAAGTCCCGTAGGAACTCGGCCATCCACGTCGGGATGCCGCGCCACCGCCGCTTGGACGAGAGGTGGCCGAGCGCGGCCACCCTCGACGGGTTGTCGTGTCGAATCGACAACGGGTTCAGCCCCACGGGATGCCCCACTTCGGGGCGCAGATGGGGCCGACACCGGCGATGATGGAGCGCTCGTCCGTGAGGGCGCGGGAGCAGCACGCGCAGCGGCCGCTGGCCTTCCCGACGCGGGTGATGTAGCCCACGGCGTCGTTCTTGAGCGCGTCGAGGACCGCACGGGCACCCTCGGCGTAATAGCCGTCGCGGCCGACGTGGAAGTGGCCCTCGGGCGTGACCTTCCCGACGTAGCGGTCGTTGGCCTTGACGTAAAGGTGGCCGGGGTTGCGGCTTCGGTCGCCAGCCTTGGAGACGACGACGGTGAAGCGGCCGAGGGGGAAGGTGAGCGTGGGGCGCTTGAGGCGCACGCCGTTGAAGATGGCCACGACGTCCTCGTAGTCGCCGGAGGTCTCGGGGGTCTGCTCGACGCGGGCGTCAGCCTCGTTGCACAGGCGCTCGACCCAATAGGTCTGCTTCGCGCTGAGGGTTCGGCCGGAGTCGTGCTGTTGGAGGAGCGAGCGGGCAAAGGTGCCGCGGACGCGGTTCTCGTTCACGTAGGTTCGCAGGGTTTCGATGGTCGGTTGGTTCGCCATGATTAACCGTAGGCGCATCCCCTATATCAATGTGCCGCTCATTTGCGGAGGTTGCCGAAGTCGACGTCCTCGTCCCACGTCCAAGGCTCCAGCCCCTTCTGCTTCCGTGCCTCATT